CTCTTCGAAAGCTTGTACTGTTGATATCTACAAACTCTCGAGAGAGGTAGGTTTTGCCAACCGACTCCTCCAGTCCCACGGCCGCAGCGAGTTCGCGCCAAAACATGTAGACACGTTTCTTGCTACGCATTGCGCAGTCGTCTCCATTGATCATGAGGCGTGCGTCTCGGAGCGGTATTACCGCGCCTTGCGCAAGCTCCATGGCCCATCGGCAGATGGCTGCGTTCACGATACAAAGCACCGGGAATGATACGATACTCCCCATCAATTGCCCACGTTGTTGCGCCACGGTTCCTGGCTCCAGTTGTGGTCCTTGTGCAGGCATAGCTTCACCGTTTTCCAGGTAGACTACGGGGTAGCCGTCCTCATCGTGGTTTGGCCGAGCATTTTGTGTGTGAAACACGTGCTCGGTTAGGCCGCGTTGGTAGAGGGCAGCTTCCGTAGCGCCTAGGCGGAGTTCTTGTGCTAATGCCTTGACCACGGCAATCGACGTCCAGCTTCTCAAGTTGTCAGTGGCGGCTTTGTAGTCGCCCGACAGGTAGGCCTCGTCCTCTTTTAGGTCGAGTCCCATTCTGTCGAGCACATACTCTTCCGTCACCGGCTGACCGATGAGCTTGAACACCGGATGTCGTCTGAGCCGGCTGTGTGTAGCCTTCCAATAGTTTCGCAGTACTGTCATAAGAAGCGGCGGTCCCTTGGTGATCATTCGTACTTTGAGCGGTTCAGGTAGGGCCACGGGTTTTACGTGTGGCCTCTCCTCGATGGCGCCTCGTAAGAGGCGCCACCAGAACTGCTCGAACACCAGGTTAAATTCATCCGTCTCGAGCTTGACCTTTTTGTCCTGCAAATCCTGACTTTCGATGTGTTCTTCTTCTTTTTCTTCCTCCCGCACTGTCGTATATATGTATCCCCCGGGCCGGCGAAGACCCTGTAGTAGCGTCGGGTGTTCGAGTATGGTGCCAACGGCACCAGACTCGTCGCGAGAATTAATGTAGTTCGCGCTCGTGGATGGAAAGAAGGCCGTTACCCGCTCTTCAGCGGTGAAAGGCTGCCCACGGAAGATCTCCGCCACAGTACGTCGGATCTGTCTAATCACAGACTCCTTCGTAAGTGAGGCTTCGACTCCGTTTGGCAGCTCATTGGCTTCTGCCCACGAGAGACCCCCGATGAATCGTATCGCCGGTTTGAGGTTCGGCTCTGGTGTTGTCATCG